GCTGCTCACTTGCAGCTAACCATTAACAAGGCGTTAGAGAAGGCAGACATGAGTTTCTGTATGATCCACGATTCATTCGGGGTACATGCGGCAGACATGCCTGTGTTTCTTGATGACTGTATTAAGCCAGCTTTCTATGAGATGTATGAAGACGGTACTGCATTACAGAAGTTCTTGGATGAAGTCATGCCTTTAATACCTGAGAAGCATCGAGAGAAAATACCACCACTACCTACTCTGGGTTCTTTGGATTTATCTGAAGTCTTGGAGTCTGAGTTTTTCTTTAGTTAATACTTACGCTAAAGAAATAGTTTTATATAAATCCTACTAATCACCAGTCCTAGAACACTGAAAGGTTTTTCATGGCACATATCTACAATAGAAACGGCTCCTTTACGGTAGTCATTGATGGGATCGTAGTCGGTCATAACTTAACACAACAGGAGGCACTGAAGCGTTTAGATGAATGGGACTTTGGATGATAACACCTACACGTCATTAGAGATTGACGATGGGGAATCTGAGAACCCACTACAGACCATCATTGATAGTGATGGAATCCATATAACACAGACAGATAACATGGGCCTTGAGGACCACGTATCGCTCTCTTGGGGTCACCTTGAGGCAATCTTGGATGTGTTGGAAGACATGCAGAAAAAATATGAACAAGGGACTTATAATGTCAGACATTAAAGACGCATTAATAGCACTACCGCTGGGACGGGCTATGTACCCAGCACTTAAAACACCAGACACCAAGTTCAATGACTTAGGTATCTACAAGGCAAACGTAAGCGTTCCTCATAAGGAAGCCACTGCCACCATGAGTAAACTCACAGAAATCTTTAAGTCACACACGGGTAAGGCTCCGAATAAAGCTGAGAATACCATGTGGAAACTTGAGACTGACGATGAGACAGGTGAGGAGACAGGCAACGTCATCTTCAAGGCTACCGTTAAGAACGTCAGGCGTAGGGATGGTGAGCTATGGGATCGCAAGCCTAAGCAGTTCGATAGCAAGATGAACCCAGTTAACCTTGATCCCTATGGTGGCACTGAGATGTACGTGAGTGCCTCAGTATATGCTTGGGATGCAGCAGGTAAGAAGGGTGTGAGCCTACAACCTATGGCAGTCCAGATCATCAGCTTGGTTGAGAGATCAGAAGGTTCAGGTGAGTCCTATGGATTCCAAGAGCAAGAGGGTGGCTACGAAGGAGAGTTAACAGAATATAAATTTGGAGATATTGATGAAACATCAACCGTCGAGGAAGAAGAAGACTTCTAAATCGGTTGGTCTTAAATACGGATTTCGTTCTGGGTTAGAGGAACGTATATCTGAGGAACTAGAAGGTACAGGCTGTTCCTTTACTTATGAGAAAGAGGTTATCGAGTACGTTAAACCTCAACGTCAATCTAAGTATACGCCTGACTTCATCATCCACAAACGTCCTGATGGTACAGATAAAGATCGTCCTTTGGTTATAGAATCCAAGGGGCGTTTCCTTACTGCTGACCGACAGAAACATTTGTTAATCAAAGATCAACACCCCGACACGGACATAAGGTTCGTGTTTAGCAACTCACGACAAAAGATCAGCAAACAATCTATGACAACTTACGCCATGTGGTGTGAGAGATACGGATTCAAATACGCTGACAAGTCAATACCTGAGGAATGGCTGGCAGAATAAACAATGTATAACAATAATAAGAAGCGTAAAGAAACGCTCTACTTGGTCATAGACCACACTGGAACATCTCCCCACAACGACATTGATGCACAAGAATTAGACAACATAGACAGAGCTAAGTCGTTCTACGGTTGCAGGTATCACTATGTAATCAAGCGTGATGGTGAGGTTGAGGAGGGTCGCACATTAGATCGTGTGTCCCCACTCACAGGTGTTCTTGATGAGGAGAGCATGACTGTATGTTTGATAGGCGGCAAAGACCTTGAGGGTGAACCTTGTGATAACTTCACGGACGCCCAGAGGTTATCGCTTCACATACTTATAGCAAACATAAGAACAACTCACCCAGCCATAGAAGTTCTGGGTAGACGTGAAATCAAGAGGCAACGGACCACTGGCCCAGCCTTAGACCTTACACCTTTTAGATAATGGAGAGACCTCATGGATACACATGACGATAGTACACTATTGAGTCACGGACCTTGCGATGTTTGCGGTTCATCTGATGCTAATGCTCAGTATTCAGATGGTCACTCCTTTTGCTTCTCATGTGAGGCACACACGCCCAGCGCAGGTCATGCACCTAAGATAATCAAGCAAGCACCTGACCTACTACCTGTGGGTGACTTTAATGCCTTGGTTAAACGCAAGATCACTGAGGCTACCGTTAAGAAGTTTGGTTATAGCGTATCCCAGTTTAAGGATCAGACAGTACAGATAGCCAACTATAAACGTAATGGACAGATCATAGCCCAGAAGGTGAGGTTCCCATCTAAGGACTTTCTCATGCTGGGTAATGCAAAGGAAGCTGGTCTGTTTGGTCAGCACTTATTTCGTGAGGGAGGTAAGACACTAACGATTACTGAGGGTGAGATAGATTGCCTTACTGTATCTCAGGTCATGCAGAATAAGTGGCCTGTAGTATCCATACCTCAAGGTGCTGCTGGTGCTGCCCGTGCGGTTAAACGTGAGATAGACTTTGTTTCCTCATATGAAAAAGTAGTCATCATGATGGACAACGATGAGGCGGGTCAAAAGGCTGCTATAGATATAGCTAAGTTACTCAAGCCTAACCAAGCGTTCATCGCTGAGTTACCCGCTAAAGACCCATCAGAACTTATGATGTCAGGTAGGTCATCTGAGATTATCTCTGCGTTCTGGGAAGCTAAACCTTACAGACCTGATGGCATAGTAAATGGGGCTGATCTTTTAGATGAGATACTCAAGGTGGATAACACTGAGAGCGTTGACTACCCGTGGCCTGAGTTAAACATAAAGACCCACGGGTTAAGAAAGGGTGAGCTAACAGTATTCACGGCTGGATCAGGGGTAGGTAAGTCTGCCGTGGTACGTGAGATAGCATTTAGTCTACTCGATAAGGACCACAAGGTAGGCATGATCATGCTTGAGGAGAGTGTCAAGCGTACTGTCCAGAGTATGATTGGCCTTGAGTTAAACAAACCCATTCACATTGATAGAACAGGAGTCACAGATGAGGACATTGCTTCTGCTTTTAAGAAGACTCTGGGATCAGGTAATCTGTACCTGTATGACCATTTCGGTTCGGTATCATCAGACAATCTTATGGATCGAATTAGGTATCTGGCTGTCGCTTGCGATTGTGAGTTTATCGTATTGGATCACATCAGTATCGCAGTGAGTGACCCGTCATTCCAAGATCACGGGTTAGATGAGCGTAAGACTATAGACATGCTCATGACCAGGTGTCGATCACTGGTAGAGGAATTAGGCATAGGTCTAATCCTTATCAGTCACCTTAAGAGACCTGAGGGTAAGGGACATGAGGAAGGTGCAACTACAAGCCTATCTCAACTCAGATCGTCCCACTCGATAGCTCAGTTAGCCGACATGGTGATTGGATTAGAGAGAAATCAACAATCCATAGAAGAAGCTAATCAAACCAACGTTCGTGTTCTTAAGAACAGGTTCAGTGGTGAGACAGGGTTAGCAACAACGCTCCACTTCAACACTAAGAGTGGGCGTCTAACAGAAGAAGTATTCTACGCTGATGACTGTGAATACTGACAACTATAACATAAAGGATGGAAGAAAATGACAGGTTTAACACAGCAAGATAAGATCATGAAGCACTTGGAAGACGCAGGGTCAATCACAGTACGTGAGGCCATTGTTGAGTATTCCATTCAATCTCTCACCAAGCAGATTAGTGAACTAAGACGCATGGGTAATGAGATTGTATCTACAGTAAAGTTCCACCCCATCACAAACCAGAAGTACGTCAGATACACTTTGAGTGAATAGATGATCAAGCGGATAAAGATGCAGGGTGGGGACGAACACGATGCGTTCTCACCTTCTCGTAAGTATTACGTTTGGGGGAGAGGTGCGCTTAAGAAAATAAAGCGAAAATACAATAAAAGATTTCGCAAAGCTGTCAAAAAGGCATTGAGGTAAACACAATGGATAGGACGGAAGCTAAGATATTAACTAAGAA